GCTAGATTTCATTGTAGTTCAAAACTTTATTTTGTAAAGTCGAGGGGGAAAAAGTCCCCCTCTTTTTCTTGGTTATGCGGCCTCTAAAACCTTCAGTTTGGCTCGGTTCTTCTCGAGCAGTCGGGCCTCTTTCCTGCGCTCTTTGGGTGCTTTGAAGTGTCCGAGGAACTTGGCCTCCTCGACCTGTGGCGCATACCACTTGATCTCGTAGTTGCTGTCCCAATTGCCGGGAACCATCCAAAGGCTGTACGGATACCCTGCTTTATCCATGAACTCGATCAGGTCCGGCAGGGTCCGGGTGTCGGTGGTGACTATCCAATCAGCGACGCTGGATGCAAAAAAGTGGAACTCTTCGCTATGGTTTTCTTTACTCATTTGCACATCTCCTCGTAGGTTTTGAGTGGGTGAGATTACCCTACTCAGACTACATTGTAATACATCGTGTTCGCTTTGTCAAGTAGGGGTTTTCCCTAACCCTCACTCCCACGACTCACTGATCTCTTCGGTCTTGCTAGCGTCGGCAGGGGTGACTGCTTTGGCTGTTTGTGTAGTGGACCCGGATGCAAGACCCTTCTTTAGAGCACGCCTGATTACAAAAGACATGGGGATGTCCTCTGATTTCGAAATACGTTGTATTTCAGCGTAAGTGTCTGTAGGTAAACGTAGAGTTACAACGAGATTCTTTGTCATGCTTTGTGTTCCTTCAAATGTAAGTAAATGTAGCGTGTTGTATTGTAGTTTGTATTTCAAAGTATGTCAAAAAAATACGAAAGACATGCGACGTGTGACACTGGATGTTGTAGAAAGTTCCTGTGTGACTACGTAGTGTATTGTACTACAGGCGATATACGATGTCATCTGCATTGTTCTGAAATGGGGGGTAAAGTTACTTGGTGGGCTATAAAGTTCTGGAGGGCTGGAACTTTATGAGAATCAATGTGGGCGCGGCTTTGCGAGGGATTTTTGGGATAAAGTTACTTCGTTCCGGGATTTCTAGCGTAGAGAGCGAAAAAGAGAGAAAAACCACAAAAAAACAGTACATAAGAATACAACGTAGTACAGAGAAAATAGAATTTTGCTGTTTATTATTATTATTATTAAGTAACTAAGTAACTATATATATCAATAATCCCGTGCCGACCCGCGCCAGTGCTGGCTCCGCGTAAAGTTCCAGCGACTTTACATTGTTCAGAACTTTATGGAACATTAGGAACTTTATGTTTTCCGGGAATTCCCGGACCCTCCCCGTAGGCAATAAAAAACTATCATCAAGGGCAAGATCCCGCCCAAAAGGTTAGGATTTGCCTCCCCGACTGCGACTCACCGGGCACTCCCCGTAGGCGATAAAAAACTATCATCAAGCCCGCACGCGGGCGGGAGAGGGTAAAAAAAGGCCCGGGGGATACCCGGGCCAGTACTGCGGGGGAAAATCTATAGGGCCTTCAATTCGGCCTTTATTCGTTTTGCATCATCACCCTTAAAACCCCGGGCATTACTGAGAAAGTAAAGGATTATTGATCTAGCGTCGTCAAACCCGTACTTGTCGCTGATACTGGATAAGCCGCACATAGCGTCAAGGTAGGGCACTGCGCCGAAATAAGGGTTTTTCCAAACCCTGCGGATTTCATAGGCTATTTCATGGATCGGTCGTGACATGGTGGTTCCCCTTTCAGTGGTAGGCATAAGATACATTTTTACGTTTTGGATTCCAGCACTCCCGACAATCCAAGCATTTCCCTTCTTGCTTGGACGATAGGCATGTGAACCCGATAGGTTTTTTGTCCCGGTGGACAGTGCTGGTATTTTTAAATTCCGGGCTGGCTGGAGTGTCCATCATGGTCGCGGATACCCGGACAATTAGGTTTTTCGGAAAATCTCCGAATGTCTCGGTGTACTGAAAAATAAATTTCTTTTCCCGGGTAGGCATCCAAAATTTTGTACCCGGGCATTTTTCCGCGACTGACACGATATTCAATAAATGTTGAAAGGACTGAATATCCCCGCTATCGTGCCAGCGGAAATAATCTAATTTTTTCCGGGTAATAATAAAAACCATCGCGTCAACCCATAATGGCTGGTAAAGTGACGCGGCCCGCTGCGCGTGAGCATGGTGAAGGTTTTTATTCCAATCACCATAAAAACCCTTTAGGGCATAACAGTCTGAACAGGTGGACCCTTCGATTTTTGCCAGCCGCGAGCCAGTGATGCACTGGTGGGCCGACAGCCCGTAGGACGGGCAGGGCATTTTTGATGTGGTGGAAATTCCGCCGACATATCTCAGTGCGGCATCGATTGTTTTGAATTGCATTTAGTTCCCCTTAAAGTTTAACTACACTACATTAGAACACATTGTAGTCTAAAGTTCAATATATTTTTTAAAAAAAATTATCCTCATCGGGAAATTTTTCCAATGGACCCGCGCCCGCTCCCCGTAGGCATTAAAAAACTATCATCAGGCCCGCACGTATGCGGGCATTAAAAAACCCCGCGATGTTCTGCGGGGTTCAGGGGGAAAGCCTTTAAACTTGATAGGTGTCGTAATTCCGAACACGCGAGAGTTTTTCGCGGGCATTGCGCTCCCGGTATTTCGGTGGATAACCAAAACACTTTTCATATGCCGAGTGGAACAGGGATGCGTCGCAGTCCTCTTCGAGATACGCAAACTTTCCGCGCATATAGGAATAATGCGAGACCTGATTGGACACCAGCAAACCTATCAATAAATCTTTTGGTACTTTCACCCAGCCGTGCCCAGGGTCCGAAATAAAATCAAATACTTTCTGCATGTTATTCCCCCTCCACTGTGACGGGCATTGCGGCCCGCATGGTTTCAATCCATACGTTTAGGTCCTGCGCGGCCTGATCATATTGCCCGCGTTTATATTTTTTGCCGGTGTACTCTCCAGCGATCCCTAGCAGTACTGTAGGCGATGCTCCACGGGTCATTTTCATTTTAGTTTTAGCGTAGGTTTGGATCGCTACTTTTACTGTGATTGCCCGGTACATTGAGACGGCATCAGTCCCTGAGTACATTACCCCGCTGGGCCATACGCGAATTTCTGAGTTCATATTAGTTCCCCTTTAGAAAAGAATACTTACGTGAATTGTCGTGACGGTTCATCCTCGAAGCCACAAAAATATCCCACAGACTATTACCTACCCACACGCAATACCAAAAGCCATATCGGCGCAGGTCTTCTTTTAAGTTCCATATGTTCAATGTGCTCATTTAATTCCCCTTTAAATGCACCTAGCGTTATTGCTGGGTGTACTACATTAGAACACATTGTAGTCTACTAGTTCAACACATTTATTTCTATCAATAGCAGGCCCTCGATAGGAATCCCCTAAGCCAAACCCCACCCACCCCCTACCCCCCAAACCAGCATTGGGTCCCATATACCTATCCTATTTACTGTGTTTTGCACGTTATATAACCGTCGTACAACAATGACCCCCCACCCCCTATCAAAGTTAGCCAGCACTAACTTAGTTCTTATTATGGAAAACACCCCCCTTGTCTTTTTGGATCCATCTATGCCGGGGGGTATATAATTTTTTCGTGGGGGCGCCCTTTTTTGACGATTGGGGTTATCCAAGTCCCCCACACCCCTTGACGTACAAAGAAATACGTTGTAAGTTCCGGGACATTGGAGTACCCACAAACCGGACTGCAAACGATGCCGATCACAGTTGTACCCACAACGCACGATTACCCATTGATCCACGAGATTCAAGGGACGCCCGCTGACATCGCTCAAAGAGCGCAAGCATTCTTTAATTCCGCAGACTTTCTTAATCAAGCCGGTGCCAATATCGAGGTTGACGAGGCTGATCGCAAAGAAGCCAGAGAAATCTTTAATGACGGCGGGATGACCGCTCTAGTGCCGACCACCTCGGCAGCAGCGATTCACTTAAAAGCCTTAGTTACCGAGTACGACTACAAGGTCTTGGAGTCCAATATCCAAGCCAGAAACTACATCGTTAACCGGCTCTTAGATATATCTAATCCAAACCCAAAAACCATCAAACTTCCCACGGGAGAACCGGCGCTTGCCCCGCCAGCCAAGCCTTCTGAGCAACTAAAAGCGCTGGAATTACTTGGAAAAGTCTCAGAAATTGGGCTATTTACAGAGCGCCTAGAGGTCAATATCAACAATAAGTCCACCGAAGAGTTAGAAGCCGAGTTGGTGGCTACCCTTTCTAAGTACATGGGGCACGCAATACCCGTGACGGACGGCAAGGACCCCTTGCTGGGGGTTGATTTGGACGAAGAACTGGGTCGGGTATGAGCGCGAAGCGCACACTTTCAGACTTTACTCCCGAAGAACTAGAACTAGCGATCAAAAATGCCCCACCAAGCGCTAAGTTACACATCTCTGCCCTCAAAAATGAGTTGGCTGCTCGGGCAAAACGGAGTTTTGTGGGAACTAATTTCATGGAGTTTGTCAAAGAGGTTTGGCCCGCATTCATTTCTGGGCGGCACCACGCCAAAATGGCGGCGGCTTTCGAAGAAGTTGCCCGTGGCGAGTGTAAAAGGCTGATTATCAACATGCCTCCCCGCCATACCAAGTCAGAATTCGCCTCCTACCTGCTCCCGGCTTGGTTTCTAGGCAAGTACCCCCACAAAAAAGTCATCCAGACCAGCCACACTGCCGAGTTGGCGGTGGGTTTCGGGCGGAAAGTGAGAAACCTCGTTGACCAAGAAAACTATAGAAGCGTATTTCAAGGAGTTGAGTTACAGGCAGACTCTAAGGCTGCTGGCAGGTGGGCGACTAACAAGGGTGGAGAGTATTTCGCTATCGGTGTTGGGGGTGCTGTTACCGGTAAAGGCGCGGATCTGCTCATTATTGACGACCCTCACTCGGAACAAGAAGCCGCCCTCGCAGAAATAAACCCCGAGATCTACGATAAGACCTACGAGTGGTACACATCAGGCCCGCGGCAGCGTCTCCAGCCGGGTGGGAGCATAGTTATCGTTATGACCCGGTGGTCTAAGAAGGACCTGACCGGGCAGGTGCTCAAAGCCGCAGCCCAGCGCGACAGCGACGAGTGGAAAGTCATTGAATTCCCAGCACTTTTCGAAGATTACGACCCGCCCAAGCCCTTGTGGCCTGAGTTTTGGGATATCAAAGAACTCCAAGCCCTTAAAAAGGAACTGCCCCACGGCAAGTGGATGGCCCAGTACCAGCAGAACCCGACTTCTGAGTCTTCAGCGATTGTGAAGCGGGAGTGGTGGCAGATCTGGGAGGACGACGATGCGCCCAATTGTGACTTTACCCTTATGGCATGGGATACGGCCTTTGAGAAAAGCAATCGAGCCGACTACAGCGCCCTGACTCACTGGGGAGTTTTTTACCATCCAGACGACACGGGGATGATGCAGGCAAACATCATACTTTTGAACGCTTTTCGGGAGCGCATGGAGTTTCCGAAACTAAAACAAACCGCGATTGACCAGTATAAAGAGTGGAGTCCAGATAGCGTAATTATTGAGAAAAAGGCTTCTGGTGCGCCCCTGATATACGAGATGCGGGCGATGGGGATACCCGTGCAGGAGTTCACACCAAGCCGGGGTAACGACAAGATCAGCCGTCTGAACGCTGTGTCTGACCTATTTGCCTCTGGTAGAGTGTGGGCACCGAACACCCACTGGGCAGAGGAAGTAATCGAGGAGGTTGCATCTTTCCCGGCGGGCGAGCATGATGACTATGTGGACTCTGTGTCCCTTGCGTTGATGAGATTCCGCAAGGGTGGGTACATACGTACCCTATTAGACGAAGAGGATGAATTACCTTCATTCAGGCGCAAGTTTGAGGGTTACTACTAAGGACAGAATATGGCGATTGATAAAGCACTAGGGCAAGCCCCGCTAGGACTAAATCTTGAAGAGATGGAAGATGAGCCTGCTCTTGAGATAGAGATTGAAGATCCCGAGGCTGTGCGTATTGGGATTGATGGG